GCGCGAGGGCGGTCAGCGCCTTGCCGATCCCGTCCGCGAACGCCTGGATGCCGGGCATCGCGGCCTGAAGGCCGTTCGCGATCGCCGTGATCACGGTGGCCAGCGGCCCCTGGAGGGTGGCCGCGAGCCGGCCGAACAGCTCCAGGATCGGCCCGAGCAGCGTGCCGATCGCGCGGAAGACCTGGGCCAGGCCGTCGATCGCGGGCTTCACCAGGCCCAGCTGGCTCAGCCGGTTGAACGCGTCACCGATGGAACTCAGGATGGAGCCCAGCGCGGCCCCGAGTTCGTGGAGCTGGGGACCGACGGCGGAGGCGAGGTTCAGGAACCCCTGGGTGAACGCCTTGATCCCCGGTTGCATCCCCTGGATGAACTGGGCGGTCTGGTTGAACAGGTCGCGGATCTTGCCCAGGTTCTCGCTGGTCGTGAGCATGTTGGTCAGCTGGGTGACCGTGCCACCGAGCGCGGTGGCCATGCTCTGGAGTCCCGTGGTCGCCGCGCCGAACAGCGCGGGCATCTTCGCCACGGCGGGCGCTAGCGCGCTCTCGAAGCTGGCGGAGACCTTCGACTTCAGGTTCGCGATGTCGTCGGACAGCGGCTTGAATGCCCGCTTGATGCCGTCCATTCCGAGCGCGATGGCACCGAGCGCCACGCCACCCACGGCCGCGAGGGCGGGGAGCGCGATGATCAGGCCACCGACGACCCCGAGCAGCGGGGCGAGCGCGGCGGGCAGCAGGACCGCCTTGCTCGTGAGCGTGCTGAAGATGCCCGAGCCCACGCTTCCCATCGCGGAGAACTGGCCACTCACGGCCTTCAGCGCCCCGCCCAGGACGCCGTCGAGCACCTTCCCGAGCCCGCTGGCGTCGTTGCCGGAGTCGCGGATCTTGCGCCCGGTCCGGCTGCTCTCGTCTCCGGCGTCCTTGCTCCGCCGGCCAAAGATGTTGATCTTCGAGGTGATGGAGTCGAGCACGTTGGACGACCCGAGCACGCTCCGGAGCCAGCTCTTCTGGGTCGTCTCGCCCTCGCGCTGGGCCTTCGAGAGGGTGCCGTGTGCGGCGGCCAGCTTCTGGTTCGACACGGTGACCCGGTCGACCGCCACAGCCTCCTCCGCGCGTGCCCGCGTGAGCGCGCGCTCCTGGGCTGCGATCTGGGTGGCCGTGGCGGTCCCGCTCCGGCGGAGGTCTTCGAGCTTCGCCTCCGTCTCGATGGTCGCCCGGTGAGCGGTGTTCAGCCCATCTTCGGCGGTGATGAGATCGAGTTCGGCCTTCCGAAGATTCTGGGTCATCTTCACCAGCGGGTCGGAGTCGATCTTCACTCCGGCCAGCGCCTCGTTGATGTCCCGGTTGATCGTCTTCTTCAGGTCGTCGGCGATCGCGTCGAGCCGGATGGACGCCTCACCGATCAGCACCGCGCTACCCCTGTCCCATCAGTCGCCCGCCCAGGCCCTGCTGCTCAGGCGTCGCGCCCCAGGTCTCGCGGGCCGCCTTCGGATCAACCTGGGCGTCCGCCACGGCCAGCTGCTCTTCGAGCTTCTTCACGTCGTCGACCGGGGTCTCCAGGATGATGACGTACAGGGCGTCCAGGTAGTCGGCCAGCGGTGTCCACGGACCGACTCCAGCCAGGGCCAGCCTGCCGTTCGTGTAGTGGTTGCGGTACGTCGACTCAGCGACCGCGACCAGGCTGGCTACGCGGACGTACGGCCTTTTCCCGCTGCTGCGAACAGGTCCTTCATGATCTCCGCGACGGTCTGCATTTCGACCTTCACGTTCTCGTCCGTGAACATCAGAGCGTGGAGACGGCGGCGGCTGCTCCCGGCCTCGAACTCCTCGAAGCGCTTGCGCTCGGGCTCGGGGTAGATCTGGCCGTCCGGCCCCCGGAAGTTCGGGATCGGCTCCAGCTCCTCTTCGAGCGTCCCGAGCACGGCCACGTCCGAGCTGGGGCCGGCCTGGATCTCGACGCCCTGCGGAAGCTCGCGGTACTCCCACTGGAACGGGACGCCGTCGTCGTTCGCGATCATGCGGGGCAGGATGTCGGAGAGCACGATCAGCAGCTCCCCGCCGCTGTTCTCCTTCGAGCTGGCCGCGCGCGCGAAGCGGTAGAAGTCGCCGGCCGACGGGTCCGGCTTCGCGATGAACTGGTGCGTCCGGATCTCGCGCTTTCCGGTCTGCGGGTCTTCGTGCACGGCGCGCAGGGCGAACGGGATCTCCGGGATCTCCGGGACCGTGTCGGGGCCGTAGGTCTTCGGCATGAGCTTCCTCCAAAGTGTTGCCAGCAAACGGATTGCGTCGTACGCCAGGGTGAGCGCGAAGGCGAGCCCCACCCAGAGTCCGAACAGGACCAGGTCGGTCATCGGTAGGCCGCCACGATCGACTCCCGGACGAAGTTGTTCGCCCGGGTGCCGGGGTGGTGGACCTGCCGAGCGAAGACGATGGCACCCCCCGAGACGAAGCGAAGGTGCGCGTTCGGCCGGTTCGGGATCGCCCGGATCACGTGGGCCGGCGTGCCGAACAGGATGTACCCGAGGTAGTCCGTCATGCCCTCGCGGCCGATCAGGACCTCCACGGTCGGCCGGAGCGGCGAGAGCGCACCCTCCCGTTTCCGCGAGGTAGAGACCAGGCGGCCGGTCCGGCGCGGGGCGCGGCGGATCTGGAACTGCTGGACGTTGGTGGCCCGGCGGCGGAGGTCGTGGCGAATCGGCCCGTCGGGGTCGTTCACGAAGCGGACGAACTCCGCGTCGTTGACCCTGCCGGACCGCCGGGTGATCACCACGCGCGCCATCAGGGGGCCGCCGCCAGCGCGAGCGCGGAGAAGGTCACGGCCCCCTCGATCGCGTACATGTTCCCGTCGGGGCCGATCGGGGTCACCTGGCCGGCGTCCATGGCCGCGCCCTTCGGGTGCCAGTCCGGCGGCGAGCTGGCCAGGTTCACCAGCACCTGGGAGAGCAGGCCCATGTCCCGGAGCTGCTGGAGCCCCGCTTCGTGGTAGTCGTCGGTGTTGGTGTCGAAGGACGGCTGGTTGCATGATCCGGCGCACCGGACGATCTGGATTCCGTACGTCACCTGCCGGACCTTCATCGCGGAGAACGGCGTCCCGGAGCGCGGCGCGGCCGACGTGGTGCCCTGGCCGCGCGCGCCGGAGTCGTTGATCCCGGTGACGCCCACGGACACCTGCTCGCAGTCCCAGGCGTCCAGCTGGAGCTGGCCCGGCACGATGCGCCGACGCTTCGGCAGGTCGACGTTGTTCTGAGCGAAGAACGCCACCACCGCCGGGATGATGTTCTCCGCCCACGTGGTCAGGTCGAGCCCGGTGGTCGGCAGGACGGACGGCCTCACTGGTCACCACCAGAAGCGGCGCGGCGGCCTCGCCGGGTGACGGGCTTCTTCGCCGGCTTGCGGACCGTACGGCGCGCGGCCGGCTTCGGCTTCGGCGCAGGGGTGGACTCCGGGGCCGGTGGCTGCTCCTCCGAGGGCTTCGCGGGCTCGGGGGTGTCGTCGGCCGCCGGGGGCTCTTCGTGCCCGGAGAATGGATCGTGGGGCCGGATCAGGTCGCCTTCGCTCATGACGGCCAGAGTAGACCAGTGTTACCCCATCAGGCGGGGGGTGCGATCCGCGTTGCGGCGGGAACGTCGGGGCTCCAGATGGACGCCTGGCGGGTCGGCCGGCTCCCGGACTTGCGCGCGGGGTTCACCGAGTTGATCCACAGGTCAACCATCGGCACGCCGGTGCGCGACTCCTTCAGGAAGCTGGAGAAGTCCATGGAGATCGTGACGCCCTGGCGCGTGATCTGGGTGGCGTTCTGCGGGATCGCGCACCCCTGCTCGCCACACATCGACCGCAGGAACTCGATCGCCAGCTGGACGCACGCGGCCACCCCGCCCGTCGGCGGGACGCGGCCCTTCGCGTACTCGATCACGGTGGGGCCGCTCGCCCCGCACCCGCTCCAGCCCTTGCCGTCGAGCCGCTGGAGCCAGCCAGCCTCCGTCAGTTCGTACGCCTCCGGCACGACCAGCACGCCGTCCGCCGTCGTCACACTGGTGACCGATGAAGCCTGGGGGTCGAGCAGGACCGCGACCGGGGCCGGGTGCTGGCCGCGCCATGACCGATCGAAGAACCAGGCGTCGGCGTACGCGGCGGCGTAGCCGTAGCCCGGCTGGACGCGCCAGCAGCCGCACGAACCGATGTCCTGGAACGGCCACTGGCCCGCGCCGACCGCCGTCGGGCGCGAGCGGATCTCCGCCTGCGCGGTGCACCCCGAGCCCAGCCACCGGTGGCCGCTCAGCTGATACAGCAGCTCGCCGGCCATCTCCAGGAGGTAGAGCCACTGGTTCGTGCTGGCGCGCTCGCGGTACTTCTCCGGCACGTCGCTCGGGGACGCCCACGGCCCGCACAGGATCTGGCTGGCCTGTGCGGGCGGGACATCCGGAATCGGGAGCGGGACCGGGGTGGTCACGTCTGTGCGACCACCGGCACGGCCCCGGCATCCAGGTCGGGGATCGCGGCTTCGCGCACGAACTGCCAGACGCGGTCCGAGGGCGAGTCGAAGTCGTCGCTCGGGCCGGAGCCCCAGCCCGGGTTCTGGGTCGAGTAGCCGTCGAACTCGGGCAGCATGGCCGCGTCCCCGCCCAGCGTCCACGACCCCGAGGGGATCAGGAACGCGCGCGGCACGACCCAGTGGAAGTACGGGAGCTGGACCGCCAGCGCGGAGCCGATGACCGCTCGCGTCCAGAACTCCAGGGAGACACCGTTCGGGGTCTCCTCCACGCCCGTCTGCGGAGCGCGGTACCCGATGACGTTCGGGGTGGGCGTCGCCGCGTCGGTGATCACGTCACCGCCGATCAGGAACTGGAGCAAGCTCGGGTCCGGGGTGCAGATCTGGAGCCCCTTGATCGAACCGCGCTTCAGCGTGTACGGGGCCTGGTAGTTGACGCACGCGACACCCGAGCCGTTCAGCTGGGTGACCTGCTTCGCGTCTTCGTACTCCAGGCCCAGTTCGACCTTCACCAGCGCGTCCGAGAGGTACGCGTTGGTGGTGCCGACCGTCGGCTTTCCGTCCGCGTCCAGCTTCGAGACGCGCATCCCGAGGGCGAAGAGCGTCCCCGCACCGTCGTAAACCATGACCTCTCCTTTACGGGAACTTGATCGCCACGCTGGCGCATGGGTCGTAGCCGGCCAGGAACGGACGGTCGGCCCAAACGGTCCGCCGGTTCGTCCGCCGGTTGATCGTTTCGCGGGGGTCGGACTCGACGTTGACCGGCCCCAGCCGCGTGAACACGGGGCCGGTGGCGTAGCCCCAGACGCCGGCCTGGCCGCCTGGTCCCTTGCCGCTGTATCCGGCGTCCGCGATCACCACGGCGTCGGTGAAGGTCCGGACTTCGTTGCCCACCCGCTGGAGGTTCGCGGCCACCTGGGTCGCGATGACGATCGGGACGTGAAGGAAGACCTGCTGGCCCTTCGTCTTGTCCCGAGCGGCCTGCTCTAGCGCCCCGAGCCCCTGAAGGATCGAGGTCGCCGCCGTCAGTTCCTCCGCGTTGCCGTCCGCGAAGTACGGGTTCACCACGCCGGACGCGCCGTAGGGGTCGGTGAACGGGTTCGCCGTCGAGCCCGCGCCTTCGGCCAGCTCACGGGCGAGCGCGAAGCTCGCGACGGCGTCCGCCTGGCGAGCCAGCCGGTCGCGCGCCATGTCCCCGTTCACGTCCAATGTGGAGCATTCCGTCCACATGCGATACGCGAGCGGGGACAGGAACGTAAGCGTCCCAACGGATTCCTCTTCCGTCGCCTCGCCCAGGTCGTCGCAGGGGTCGAAGACGGTCAGCTCGGGGCACGTCTCGCCCAGGAAGGAGACGCCGTTCTCCCAGTCCCCCGAGTTCGCCGGGGGCGCGGACGCCAGCAGGTTCGCGGACGCCTGGGCGCGCGCCTGCGGGGCGTTCGTCTCGACGAAGTAGTTCGCCACTGGATCTCCTCTCGCGGGTGGCCGACGGAACCCGGGCGGCCCGTGTCGGGGCCGGGCCGCCCGGAGCTACCGTCAGTCCCAGCCGCCGCCGGGGACGGCCTTCGTGCCAGCCGAAGACCCGTCGGGCCGGAGCGGGAGGTTCAACCGCAGGGACTCCTTACCGGTGAAGGCCACGCCCTCGAACGTCTCGATGAAGGTCTGGTAGCGGTTCCGCTTGTTCAGCTCGGAGTCGCGCACCAGGCCCAGGTCGAGCGTGCCGCCGTCCAGGTACATCCAGTCACCTTCGACGAACAGCAGCGCGTCCACGTTCGTCGGGAACTTCGGGACCGCCTGGCCGGCCGTGGTGTCGCCGTAGAACTGCTGGGCGACGACCACGCCGTTCACGGTCGAGCCCGCAAGCCCGTCCAGGTGCCAGGTCACGTTCACCCCGCGCGTGGCAAACCAGGTCTCCAGCTGGTTCTGCGCGATGGCGAACAGCTCCGCCGGGGAAGCCATCGTCATCCGGCGCGCGAGGTCGGTCCGCAGGAGGTCGATCACCCACTGGGGCATGATCGTGCGGAGCGCGACGCGGGTGTTCAGGCGGTGCCGGTTGCGGTAGTACGCGATCACCCGGTCGTACGTCGCGAGCAGGTCCGCGATCGCGGAGACGGCCTGGAGGCCGGTCAGCATCTTGGAGCCCGAGAACAGGCGCGACAGGAGGTTGTTCTCCGAGAAGCGCGCCCAGGCGACCTGGGCGGCCTGGGTCGTCGCCCGGACCCACTCGGTGTCGAACCGGGCGGTCATGTTCGGGAACTCCAGGCACATGTACGTCGAGTAGATCGACGCCTCCAGCACACCCGGGCAGTCCACGACGAAGCAGGACTTGTACGTGTTCGTGTCCGGGTCCGGCGGCGGGACCACGATCGCCTGGTCGTTCGCCTGGGTCCACAGGCCCAGGCCGGAGGTCATGGCCAGCGCGTCGAACGGACCCCGGTACTGGATCACGCCGCGCTCGGTGCGGAAGGCGTTGAGCGCCTGCTTCACCGGCCGGTCGGTGACACCCAGGACGTTGATGTCGTAGCGGACCTCCGGGGGCAGGCAGAGCCCGCCGGCCGCGACGATCGCCTCTTCGTCGGTCGCCTTCGAGATCCGCTCCGAGTTCGCGGCGGGGTCGCTGCCCAGCGTGCGGTCCTCGGGGTAGGCGAACTCCACGTGCGCGATGTCCGTGCGGCCGGTGCCCTTCGAGCGGGCCGCCGCCGTGAACGCCTTGACGAATGCCGCGTCGTCGAGCTGCTGGCCGCCCTGGAACCCCGGCACGCCGGAGGCCACGGTGGTGCTCGCCTGGACGATGCCGCGCTTCGGCTCGCTGCCCTCGGGGGCCTTGCCGGTCCCGAGCTTCGGCGCACCGCTGGCGGTCTTCGCCTTCGGGCTGGTCTTCGCGGGGGCCTTCTTCGCGGCGGCCTTGCCGTCGTCGCCACCCTCGGAGCCCTCTTCGCCCTCCGCGCCTGCGCCTTCGTCACCGGGCTGGGGCACGTCGGCGGTGTTGTCCGCGTCCGGCTGCTCGATGTGGTCGCGGCTCGGGTCGTGCACGCCGTCCAGCTCCGCCAGCTCCGCCTTCTGCTGCTCCGCGAGCGTCACGCGCTCGGTGAGGGCTTCGGACAGGGCCTTCGCGTTGGTCTTCGCCTCCGCGAGGGCGTCCACGTTCGCCTTCGTCGGGGCGTTCGTTGCCAGCTCGCGACCGGACTTGACCACGGCCGTCAGAGCCGCGCGGATGTCCTCTTCGCTGGCGTTCGCGAGATCACCCAAGATCTCCGCAATGCGCTTCGGGTCCACGATCGGCCCCTCTCGTCTCGTCTCGGTGACGGGGGCCTGATCGGTGCTTAGAGCGCCAGCGCGTTCCGGGCTTGGAGCCCTGGACGCGCGAGTGCCCCGTCCCGCGTGAAGCTACGGGACGGGGCACTGGGCGTGTCGGCTATGTGTGGATGTTGTACCGGTGACGCCTGGGGCGGAGGTAGTCCGGCGGGGCGAAGATCCGGGCCGCGCCCCCGAGCAGGTGGACCGTCGCCTCGCGGTCGAACCAGATCAGCAGCAGGGCCGTCATCAGGACCATCATCCAGGCGGCGGAGGCGAAACACAGCCAGATCATGGCCGCGAAGCACCAGAAGATCGCCCGGAAGAACATGATCCACAGGTACAGCAAGATCATCGCGGGTACTCCGAGTTGATCCACTCGAACGCAGGACCGGCGTCGCGCACGCCGTAGGTGCCGCTCGCGTAGAGCGCGACCAGCTCCTCCGGCAGGTCGTAGCCCCGGATGGTCGCGTCCGCGCCCCGGTGGCCGTCCGCCTTCACGTTCCAGCCGTCCGCACGCACGTCCGAGGAACCCGAGCGCTTCCACGGGTCACCGTTCACGGACTGGTAGCAGATGTGCAGCGTGACGGGCTGGATCGCGTTGATCGAGCGCTTCGTCTTCCGGTGCGGCTCCGCGCCCTTGATCGCGAAGGTCGCCCAGACGCGCTCGATCAGGGTGTCCGTGTGGTCGGTGACCGTGACGCCGTCCGCCGCGACCTCGTTCACGATGGTCCGGACGGCCTGGTGCTTGTGGCCGATGATCTCGATGCTGGGAGCCATGGGCTCCTCCTTCGGTGTCGGTGTGCGGTTGGGGTGTCCTCCCGCCCGTCGGCCCGGTGTCATCCGGCGGGCGGGAGGCTCACCGCTCAGGAGAGCCAGGAGAAGACGGTCGAGAACGTCCAGCCCAGCCAGGTCCACGCCTCACCGATGGAGTTCCACGCGGTCACGGGCACCTGGGCCACCTGGGCGGGAACCCCGGGGATCAGCAGCGTCGACAGGCTGGCGAGGACCAGGGCCACAGCGATCAGGATCTGGCGGCGGCTGGTGATGCTCTCGTTCGTCATGAGTGGAATCTACCCCCCCAAAATGGGGGGTGTCAACCCCGGCCGCCGCCCAGCTGAATCCAGCCGGTCGCCAGGTCGGTGATCTCCTGCACTTCGTCCGCGTAGCTCGCGTCCGAGCCGAGCACGAAGATGCCGGGCGCGGGCTCCCCGACCTCCCACGCCAGGGTCTGCCGGTCGTGGGTGATCCACACGTTCAGGAACTCAGCCGCCATGACGCACCGCCTTCAGGTCCGTGGTCAGGTCCAGGTGCTCCAGCTGGCCGTGTCGGTAGCGCGTCGGGCCGTCGATCCGCGTCTCCACGGAGTCCGCCAGCTCGCCGCACCGGGGGCACCGGCGGAGGTCCGCCGCCAGCTTGTCGATCAGCTTCCGGCGAAGCTCCGCGACCTCCGCCGCGAGCACGCGCGCGATGTCCGGATTCCCCCGGCCAGCCTGGGCCTCGCTCATCGCGACCGCCACGTCTGCCTCCCACGGGGTCATGACCGACCCTCCGCGAGACGGCGGAGCTGGTCCGCCAGGTTGTCCAGCACGGTCGCCGTCTGGTTCAGCTCGAACGCGCTGTAGTCGGCCACGGCTTCGACCACGCGTTCGGTGTCGCCGTCGATCGCAGCGTGAAGCGCCTTCGCCTCGCTGCTCGGGAAGCTCGGGTATCCCATGATCACCGACCGCCCATCAGGCCCGGAATGCCGTTGTAGATCCCGAGCTGGCCCAGCGTCGCGTTCAGGCACTCGGTGCCGGTGCCGGAACACGGGTCGTCGGCCGGCGCGGGCGCGGGGTGGTAGCCCTCGGGCCGCGAGGAGCACGACCCATCCGGCTGGAGGTAGCCGTTCGAGCAGTACGCCGTCCAGCCGTTCCCGAGGTCCATCTCCGAGTACGCGGGCGGCTGCTGCGCGGTCGCGCGCGGGGTCACGGTGCGCTTCGGCTTCGGAGCGGCCTTCGTGGTGGGCGTCGTCGCCGTGCTCGGGCGCTTCGCGGTCGGCGGGGTGACCGGAGCCGGGACGGCGGCCGACGGCGGAGCGACGCGCTCAGCGGCCGGGATGACGGGGTGCGCGCTGGGGACCTCGGACACGCGCGGCGGGATGGCCACGGGCACCGGGCCGCCGGCCGGAGTCGCGGGGCTGGTCAGGTCCTGACCGCTGGACAAAAAGATGACAGCTCCCGCGCCGGTCGCCAGCGCGGCGACGGCCAGGGCCTTCGGGTTCAGCATCGTGATCTCCTTCATCGGGGGTGCGGGAACTGGTCGCCCAGCTTGTACGTCTCGTAGTCGCGCTGGTCCACGCAAGCGGACCCGTTTTCGTCGTCCTTGTCGTTGTGGTAGTTGACCTTCCAGCACTCCGCCACGGTCTCGAAGACCGGCATCTGGCCGGTACAGTTGCCCTTCGAGTCGTAGACCAGGCACTGGAAGTAGCTCAGTTCGTCGTGCTGGGGCACGTGCTGGCGGCTGGTCACGGTGCCCGTGGTCGCG